TACCTGACTGTCTCAGAAACTGGTGGAATGGCACCTTCACGAAAACAGAATCAAACGACGGCGGCGACTCAACGACCAACTGCTCAAATTCTTGTGCGTGCTGCGACCTATGCATCAGCGCGTGCGATGAGCAAAGCAGCGTACAATTCATTGGATGGAGTTACCAACACTGTGCTGAGCGGCGTGTTCTATCTCAGCATTCGAGCACGACAGGAACCTACTGACATGGGTGCAGATGGTTCTGGACGGTTTCAGCTCGTGTTTAACATAGAAGCCGAGAAAGCTCCGTCGTAATGATTTTCAACAGGAGAAACAACAGATGACACTAGCGATCAGTGGTCACGGAACAAAAGTTGCGCGAGCTCTCGCGGCGACGCCGACGGTTTTCACGGACATCGCTGAACTCGGTGACGTGAATTTCCCGCCAATGTCACGTGCGGAATTCGACGCAACGACGCAGAATCGAAACATCGATGCACGCGTGCTGGGCGTGCTACGTCGTGGCGATTGTACGATTCCGCTCAACTTCTTGCCGAATGACGGAACGCACGACCATCTGACCGGCTTGCTTGCGGCGCTCATCACGGAGCCACCGCCGGTGGACGGTTACAAGTTCACGTTCCCTGCGGCCGGTGGCGCGTCCGTATGGGTCATGAGCGGTCAGGTCAAGGCAGTTTCGCCGAAGGCACCTGTCGATGGAAAACTGTCGGCAGACGTGACTCTCGTTTTCAGTGGGCTGTTCACGATCAACGGTGTCGTGTACGGCGGATAAGCTGCCCCACGCAGCGTCAGTAGTCCACTTTCTGCCCGATCTTTGCGAGGGACACTGACGTAGAAGAAAGATCGGGCGCTAAATGCGTGGGGAGAAAATCATGGATGAAAAAGAAGCGGTTGCGGTGACAGACACGAATCAGGTCGAGTCAATGGATGACATCCTCAGCGCGAATGACGTTGAGTATGCGACCATTGAGGGATTCACTCCTGGCAAACCATTTCGGATTGCTTCACTGACCGCTGGTGATCTCATCGAGTGGTCAGAAGCAAATGAGGGTGAGGCCAAACGGACTGCTGGTCTTCGGCTGATCACGAAGAGCCTTGTGAATAGCAAAGGCGTGCGTTTCGCTGACAATCCGAAGAACATTGCCGTGTTTCGCCAGAAGAGTCACAAGGTGACGGAACGGATCGTCAAAGAAATCTTGAAACTCAATGGCATGACGGTGAACGCGGAAGCAGCAACAAAAAAAGACTGAAGCGATCATCACGGCGTCGCTTTGCATATCAATTGGCCGTGAGGCTTGGAAAAGCCAGCGTGAAACGGATGCTCCGTAGTCTCACGGCCAAGGAATTTATTGAATGGGAATTGTATGCACGACTTGAGCCCTTCAACGAATTACGCGCGGATTATCGTGCCGCTTCAATCGCTACGGTGCTTGCTAATATCTATCGTGGAAGAGGGCAACGCGCCTATTCACTCGAAGATTTTCGTTTGCAATTCGAAGAACAGGAGCCACAGAAGGTTACACAGACTCCAGAGCAACAAGAAATGAGAATGCGGATTTTGATGGGTGTTCCAATCGATATGCCGCTTCCACCACCGATTCCGTGGGACGAACTTGAGAAACAGTAATGGATATCGGAACCCTTACAGGTAACATTACTCTCGAAGATCAACTCTCGTCAATCTTGGCGAGAATTGACGTCGCACTTAAGCAGACTGGCGAAGCTTCGCTGCACACCGCGAAGGGTATCGATACTCTTCAAGGTAGCATGACTTCAGCTGCAACGGTTGGTGCTTTTCTTGGAAATACTCTTGCGTCGTATGCGCAACAGGCCGTCAGTTTTACAACCAATATCGTTAAAGAATCGTTGATGGCCGGTGCTCGCTTAGAGCAGCTCGGTGGCGTCACGCGTTTCCTTGGCCAGAATGCTGGTTACTCGGCAAAATTCATTGATGATCTCGCAATTAAAATTGAAAAGACTGGTATCACTGGCGTCCAATCTCGGGATGCGATTGTTCAGTTGCTCAGCGCGCATATCGATTTGAAACGAGCTACTGAGCTTTCGGCAGTCGCGCAAAATATGGCTACGATCTCTGGTGAGAGTTCATCAGAGACCTTCAAGCGAATTGTTGCCGGCATCACAGGCATGAATACGATGCTTTTACGTGGTGCTGGTTTCACGACGACACTCACACAAGCAACGGATGAATACGCAAAGAGTATAGGCAAGAGTGGCGGAGCTTTGACTGGTGCGGAAAAACAACAAGCGCTGCTCAATGCGGTTCTGAAAGAAGGTGCTGAGAAAGCTGGTTTGTACGGCCTGTCGATGGAATATTCATCGAAGATTGCCGGTTCTTCGGAACGCGCATGGCAGCAGGTGTCTGAACAAATCGGCACGGTTCTGTTGCCAATCACCAACGTGGCGATTAAATCGTGGTATGCTTTGGGTACATCATTGCGTGACTCGGTTTCAGGTATACAAACCGAAGTCGGTCCTGCAATGCAGCATCTCGCGGATATGCTGAAAGGCATCATTGAAACAACAGGTCAGTTTGTAAGCATGACAGTGACCGGCGCTGTCAATGTGTACAAAGCCTACGATTCATTGCCGCCAGTGGTGAAAATCTTTACGCAGAATCTTGCGTTGCTTGCTGCTGGATTGTTTGCTGTACAAGTTGCCGCTGAGTCGTTGATGGCGACTAAACTTGGTGGTTGGATAGCAAGTCTTGCCGCTGAAATTTTCAAACTGAGTGTCATGACCCAAGCGTTTGGATGGGGAACACTCGGTGAAGCAGCTTTGGCGAATCTCGGTGCAGCTTTTACCAAACTCTACAATATCATTTTGGCACATCCATTTGTGGCAATCGCGGCTGCGATTGCCGGCGTGACTTTGGCTTATACAAGTTGGCGGCAGGCGACTGCAGAAGCACAATTACAAACAGAAACAGCCGCAGCCAAACAATTCGTATTGAATAAAGCTCTGAAAGATGGTTGGTCGTCAACCGAAACAGATCAAGCCAAACGCTATGCGGAAGCAATCGCTTTCAATAACGAACAGTTTCGTAAAGCGCACGGTGGGGCGAAAGATTTACAAGAAGCGATTTCAGATCTATCAAGTAATTCTGGACACACGGCGACGCAGTTAGATGAACTTGAACGTTCGGTCATGGCGACGGCAAAAGCGAATAATTTTTCGACGCCATTAATGAAACAGGTTGGAGTTGCTATCGCCGGAGTAAATAAAGAGGCTCTGGCTGGGCATCCTGCACTACAAGCTGTTGCAGCATCCATGGCGAACAGTGCGGCTGGTGCCGACTTGATGTCACAGAAATTGAAATCTTTGAAAGATGCTGCGTTAACGCCGCTGACTGAAGCACAAAAAGAATATACTCGCGTGGCTATGAACACCGAGTCGATAAAGGAAATCCTCAAAGTCACTGGTGCGACAGAAGCGGCAACGAAAGCCTACATCACGGAACTCAAGAAATCCGCAGCCGAGCAGACAAAAATCGAAGCGGCTTTGACGAGTTACAATGCAAAACTCGGCGATTATCAAAACGTCATGGCCAAAATTGGCGCGACGTTATATGAAGGAATCGCCTTTGATCATGCACGTGGTAAATCAATTGCTGAAATCGCCGCGGCATACAGCGTAACAAAACCCATTGTTGAAAGCGTTGTATATGCAGAAAAACAATGGGCTGAACAAAAGAAAATTGGCGCGCAGCTCGTTAAGATTCAATTCGGTGAATTGAAGGGATTCCATTCAAAACTCTTAGAAGTCGATGAGACTGAATTGAAATGGGTTCGGACGCAGGTGGAAGTTGCTGCTGGACTCAAGATGGTTGAACGGAGTATTCCTGCGCCATTACAAGGCTTCTATAACATGGCGCTAAGTTTGGAAGATGTCGGTCGTAAGTCTACAGAAATCGACGAACTGAGAATCAAACTCGATAAATTAGCGGCTGCAGAAAGACGAGCATCTGAGTCACTTGCGACAATCTCAGAGTATTTCACCAAGCTTGGTCAAGTGACCGGTGGTATGATGGGTGCGATACTCAGTGGCGTTGGACAAGTTGTTGTCGGGCTTGAAAGTGCGCATAAGCAATCAAAACAACTTGGTATTGATGGTCATGAACTTGGTGGTCACTTCGGACCGCTGAGCACGATCTTCAATGATAATGCAGACAGGATGCAGAAGTTCGCTGCTGGTGTACAAACTGCAGCTGGTATCGCTCAAGGTGCAATTGCGGTTTGGGACGCGACTTCCGCACATTCATCTGCCGCCGGTAACGCACTTGGTGGTATGATGGCTGGGGCTCAGGCTGGTTCGATGTTCGGGCCTTATGGAATGGCTGTCGGCGCAGCGGCTGGCTTGGTGGTTGGCATCATTCGTGGAAAACCTGCGTGGGCCAAGGCTGCGGAAGAAGTCGGACGGGATTTCGGTGAGAAGATTTCAGACGATCTTGCGAAGGCGATTGCAAAATCTGCGAAGGAAGATTTTGGGGGAAGTCGGCAGGCTGCGGCAATATCGCATTTATCCGATATCATCAAGGAAGCCGGAGGTCTCTCAAAAGATAATCTAGCACAAATGACGGATAGATTCCACGATGTGTTCTCACTGATTGAAACACATCAAATGACGATCGCACAAGGTGCGAAAGTCATGGATGAAAACTTTGCGCAATTTGCACAAGCTGGTACCAACAATCTTGGGATGTTGGATAAACAGCTTGTTGAAATCATCAAGCTGAACGGACAATACGGAACTCAATCGAAAGAGATCGCCGCATATGTATCCGGTCAGTTAACCAATGCGCAGACTGGTTTCAGTGCGGCATTGAGAATCACCGGTAATGCATACGCAGATCGGGCGAAACAACAAGCGGAATTCGCCAAGCGCCGCGCAGAAATGGATCAGGATGAATACCTAGATATCGCGAAAATCATGGATCTCGAAGCCAAGTATGCCAAGGCGGATCTTGGGCATAAAATGGCAATTCAAATCCAGATTGATCAGATCATTGCGAAGAACGAAGCTGAATACAAGGGCTTGATGGCGTTGCATGATCAGATCGAGAACAATGATCGAATTATCGAGGTGACCGGACTTCATTCACAAGAGGCCGCGAGTGCAGTTGCCAGTTCGTTGGCTGGTATTGTCTCGGCGAACATGGAGGCTGGCAAATCATTTATTGAGTCAGT